CATCACCCGGCTGATGCAGCTGGGATGGGTATGCCTCCCGCTGGCCCAATGGGTGGTCCGACGAAGCCCCCGGGGATGGGTGGCCCTGCTGGTGGGATGCCGATGCCTCCCGGTGGTATGCCTCCCGGCATGATGCCTCCTGGCATGGGTGGCCCTCCCGGTGGAATGCCTATGGCTGGTGGTCCTCCCGGTATGCCCCCGGGTATGCCTCCGATCCCTCCCGGCATGATGCCTAAACCTAGGAAGTCTGGCGGACGTACATATAGTTCTTTTGAAGATATGGACGCTGGCGCGGGTGGCGCCAAGGCTAGGATTGAGAAGACCGAAATTGCTCGTAAGCATTCCGGGATTCAAAAGCAAAATTACTAATTCGCAACGGCTTTTACCTGTTGCGGATGGTGGGGTGGTAGTCTGACCCCCTTCAGGCTACCACCCTGGGATTACTAAGGGGACCGCAAAGGGGGCGGTTTATGGTTACTACATATCAAGCATACTATCAGTATGAGCTGAAGAAGCTTATCACCATCGAAATAGATCGAGTTAAAGAGCTTCTTGTGACTTCCTATCACATTGATGGATTTGATTTTTCATCTTACCGGCATCATGTTGGTAAGATTGAAGGACTTCGCATGGCTTTAGAGTTGTGCGATGAGGCTGATGCCATAGTAAACGGTAAAGAAAGCTAAGGGGGTTATTATGCCATTCATGACTATGCAACACGAAGTAGATCCAGCGGCTAGCATTAAAACTGAAATGGGAGATATTTCTTCTGTGGAAGTTTTCAATAATCAGCTGCTGGTGGCTGTTTATATTCGTCCTCAGAAGACAAAGAGCGGGATTATTCTTACCAGCCAGACGACTGACGAGGATAGGTTCCAGTCCAAGATTGGCCTTGTGGTCAAGAAGGGTCCGCAGGCGTTCAAGGATGCCTCTGGCGAGTGGTTCAGTGGCATTGAAATCAACGAAGGGGATTGGATTGTATTCCGCCCGTCTGATGGATGGAGCATTACCGTCAACAATGTTCTTTGCCGCATGATTGAGGATGTGAACATCAAGGGTCGCGTCGATCAACCCGACCGCGTTTGGTAAGGAGAACACTCATGTCAACTGAAGACGAAAAGATTGAGTTTAAGCTAGAGGATGAGCCCATTGTTCAGACTCCCAAGGAAGGGGAGCCTGTCATTGAGATTGTCGATGAGCCTGTAGTTGCGGAGGAACAGCGCCGCGACAAGGATGTCGATAAGGCACTGAAGAAGCTCACCAAAAAGCTTGAAAAGGAGCGCAAGGCTCGATCTGAAGCTGAGTCGGTGGCTAGGCAGGCATCTGAACATGCCCGAGTAGCCCACAATGAAGCTAGCGACAGCAATCTTCATCTTGTGAGTGGGGCCATTGATTCGGTTAAGCGTGATCAAGAGATCTTGAAGGCTAATCTTCGGGATGCAATGGCCATCGGTGATTATGACCGGGCGGCCCAACTTCAAGAGAATATGACTGCCAACATCACAAATCTGCGCCAGCTTGAGCGTGGATTTGAGGAAATGAGGCAGCAGCCTCGGTTGCCGCCCGTGCCCCAGCACAATCCTAATGAACTATCTGTGGATGTTTTGCTGGATCGGGTGACGCCCAAGTCGGCTGAATGGCTGCGAAAGAACAAAGATCATCTTCCCGATCCGCGTTCTATCCGTGTTATGGCCCGTGCTCATGAAGATGCGCTTGATTATGGTATCGCGCCAGAATCAGACGCCTATTTCCAGTTTGTTGAAAACCGGCTGGGAATTAACTCATCCCGTAGATCAATTCCGGAAGTGGATAATGTGATGTCGAGTGCTTCGTCTGCCAAGAAAAATCGCTCTTCTCCTCCGTCTGCCCCGGTTTCGCGCCAACCGATTGATTCACCCAATCGTTCTGGTGTTATTCACCTTACTGCTGCGGAAGTAGAAGCTGCGAAGATTAGTGGCGTTACTCCGCAAGAGTATTATCGCAACAAAATGCGCGACTCTGGTCGCCCCAACTAAGGAGATTTAAATGTCTAACGTCGTTGAAAGCGCGGCAAAACGTCGCGGTCGTCCTCCCCGGGCAGCTGAAACCATCATTGAGGCTTCTGCTAATCCGGCTACAGAAGTTGTCCATGTTAGCGAAGCGCCTGGCGTTGATCGTCCCAATCTTCGTCCAGTAATGCGTGAAGAAGATCCCCGGGCTGCTGCGGCCCGACGTGCTGCCGAAATTCGCAATCATTCTGCGGGTGTTGATGAAGGTGCTGATGAATTTCAAGCTCCTAAATCACCGGATGGCTGGGAATATGAGTGGAAGCGTCGCCTTTTGGTTGGTCAGGAAGATCCCGCCTATCAGGTGCAGCTTGCCCGAATGGGTTGGGAGCCCGTTTCGACCGCTCGTCACCCTGAAATGATGCCGATGAATGGAAATCATCCCATTATTGAGCGCAAGGGCATGGTTTTGATGCAGCGTCCGGCAGTAATTTCGGATGAATCCCGTTCTGGTGAACTTCGGAAGGCCAAAAACCAAGTTCGCATGAAAGAACAGCAACTTAGCGCTGCCCCCGATGGTACTTTGACCCGGGATCATGCCAGCGTTCGGCCTGTTATTTCCAAAGGATATGAACCAATTCCGGTCCCTAAAGATTAAAAATGCAAAAAAAGAGGGGCCGCAAATAAGTGGCCCCTTTACATTTATGTTTTATAGTGTAATTTCATGTAGAAACCTGAAAAGGTTATTCCTGTCCCCCGGCGTGGACAGCTCAACTTTCCCGGCTTCCGACTCTCCCCGGCGTGAGATGACGAGCCTCCTGAATAAGGAGATCCCGTCATGGCGAATACTTTGGCGCCTTTCGGTTTCCGTCAGTGGAGCGGCACTGGTTCCGCCCCCACTTATGAGCAGACCCCCGCGTTCATCGCGTATAACAACAGCACTCCGATTTTCTTTGGCGACCCCGTAATGCAGGCGACCGGCACCACTGGCGCGGGCACCGGTTACATCCAGCAGGCCATCGCTCCTCAGTCCCTGACGGTTTCGGGCATTGTGGTGACGAACGGTGTTGCGGTTGCCACCTTCTCGACCACGACCGCTCCTCCGGTTGGGTCGATCCTCGTGCTTACCGGCACCTCGTTTGCCACTGGCGGCGGCCTGAACGGCTCGTTCGTCATCACGGCTTCGACCACCACCACGGCGACCTTCCAAGTTACCGGCGCTTACAGCAGCACCCTCACCGGCCCTGCTACTGCCATCGTGTATGCCCCGGTTGCGGGTGTGTTCGTTGGTTGCCAGTATCTCTCGGTCAGCCAGAAGCGTACTGTCTGGTCTAACTATTGGCCCGGCTCTGACGTTGCCTCGGGCAACACCGTCACTGCTTACGTGATCAATGATCCGAATGCGCAGTTCCAGGTGCAGTCCGCCAACGGTGGTCCCGTGACGTTTGCCTCTATCGGCAGCAACATCGGTTTCGGTGTCGGTGGCACGAACGGCAACACTTCTAACGGCATCTCCACGTACTACGCTGACTATGCCACCCTCGGCACCAGCGCCGTGCTTCCTTTCCGCATCGTGAACCTTTCCGGCTATGCGCCGGTCGGCGTCAGTCCCTTTTCTGGCCAGAACGGTTACGACACCACAACCGCCTATAACTACTTGATCGTTGCGTTTAACAACGCGGCCACCAAGTCGTTGGCCACCATTTAAGGAGTAGGGACCAATGGCTGTTAATCTTTCAGCGATCAAGGATCTTCTCCTTCCTGGTCTTCGTGGTATCGAAGGCAAGTATGAGATGATCCCGTCTCAGTACGACAAGATTTTCACGAAGCATGATTCCAAGATGGCGCTTGAGCGCACTGCGGAAATGCGCTTCTTGGGTCTTGCCCAGTTGAAGACCGAAGGCGGCCAGACCGCTTTTGACAACTCGGCTGGTGAGCGATTTGTCTACAATCAGGAGCACACTGAAATTGCTCTTGGTTACGCCATCACCCGCAAGGCGGTGGATGACAACCTCTACAAGAGCCAGTTCATGCCCTCAAACCTCGGCCTGATTGAGTCTTTCCATCAGACCAAGGAAATCTACGGCGCGAACGTCCTCAACACCGCCCAGACGTACAACTCTGCGGTTGGTGGCGACGGCGTGTCCCTGTGCTCTGCTTCCCATCCGATCGATGGTGGCACGATTGCGAACCAGCCTTCGACCCAGGTTGATCTGAACGAAGCTACGCTGCTGAATGCGATGATCGCGATCCGCACGAACTTCAAGGATCAGGCCGGTCTGAAGATCTTCGCCCGTGGCCGCAAGCTCATCGTTCCCCCGCAGCTTGAGCCGGTTGCTATCCGCCTGACGAAGACGGAACTGCGCCCCGGTACTGCGGACAACGATGTCAATGCAATCATGATGACCGCTGGCGGGTTGCCGGAAGGCTACATGGTCAACGACTTCTTGACTTCGGCGTATGCTTGGTTCTTGCTGACCAACATCGACGGTCTGTCGTACATGGAGCGTGTGAAGTTTGAATCCGATATGCAGGTCGATTTTGTCACAGACAATCTGCTTGTTAAGGGCTACGAGCGTTACAGTTTTGGTTACTACAATTGGCGGTCGATCTTCGGTTCCTTCCCCACCTCGTAAGGAGTAGAAGATGGCTACTGTTATCAACGACATCACTCCGGGGTTTTACCCCAACAACAACGGTAGTCCGGTTCAACCGGCTACCACCTTCACTGGCCCTCTCCTTGCTGGCAACGTACTCGCCAGCGACGGGACCGGCAATCTTGCTGCCCTTGGTGGCACGACTGGTACGCAGAACCTCGGCTACGCGGTTATGGCTCAGTCGTCCATTGTGACGCAGGCCAGTGGTGGAACGGACATCACGCTTCCGGCCCAAAGCCAGATCCTCTCCATTGTTATGATGGTGACGACTGCTTGGACCGGTTCGACCAAGACGTTCAGCATCGGCGCGACTGCCGGAACTTTGGCTGCTACTGCATTCACCGCTACTGGTGTTGATGGTTCTGCGATTGGCCGATTTTCTGCTTCGCCTACGACTGCTGCACAGATCTACAACTGGGATAACATCAGCAATTCGACCTTCCAAACTGGTGGTCCGACTGATGTTCAGTTGTTTGTCACTTCCGCCAATACTGGCTCTGGCGTAGGCACACTTCATGTGACCTACATTCAGGGCATCAATCTCGCGTCCTAATGGAGGGATGTCATGAAGAGTAAGATGAAGCTTCAAACTTCTAAGAATCCCGACCATGAGCTTGGCGGCGACTTCTACGCTGGTGGCCAGTCTGAGGTTGCTAAGGAAGCCAAGAACAAGGCCGAGGGCTTCAAGCGCGGTGGCAAGACCAAGCATCATGCCATGCATGAAGAAGGTCATGAGATGCATAAGAAGCATGGCGGCAAGGCTAAGAAGCATGTCGGTCATGTTGAGGGTGAGCATGAAAAGCATCATGCTGGCCGTAAGCCCCGCAAGTCCGGTGGCGGTGTGTTCTCGTCTGCGCAGTCTGGTTCGCCCCGTGCGAAGTCTTCTCACTATTGAGATTGACTGTTTAGGGCAATGACATGACGGGGGCCTAGTGCCCCCGTTTACATATGGGGGTCAGCATGTCTGGTGCATGGACACGTAAAGAAGGCAAGTCTGCCTCTGGCGGGTTGAATGACAAAGGCCGGGCTTCTCTGAAAGCTGAAGGGCACGATATTAAACGTCCCCAGCCAGAAGGAGGGTCGCGTAAAGACAGTTTTTGCGCTAGAATGACCGGTATGAAGCGGAAGATGACGGGCTCGGCTAAGGCAGCAGATCCTGATAGCCGCATCAATAAATCGCTTAGGAAGTGGGGTTGTTGATATGACGGACAAACCCTTCTGGGAAAAAGATGCTCCTAAAGACACGAAAGTGAAGCATCTTAACCGACAGCAAGTACAGTCTGCCAAGGCTAAGGCCCGTGCTGCTGGCCGTCCTTACCCGAACGCTGTTGATAATATTGCCACTGCTCGTGCAGGCAAGAGGAGTTAATAATGACTACGTTCAACTCAACTGGCGCTGTCAGTGAATCCATCACCCGCGTTGGCCGGTATGAGCCATTTGAGCTTCAGGTTGCTCGTGGGCAGATCTCTTTTCACAATGAGCAAAACATTTTTGCTTATGGTACGACGCCAGCAACCGCTGGTTTGTTTCGCACCGTTTGGGAAAATATGGGAACCACTGAATACGTTTTCCCAACCTCTGCTATCACGATGAATTTGGTCAGCGACACTGCTGGCGATACTGCAACAATCACCATTGTCGGTCTTGACGCCAACTATGCCGCGATTTCAGAAACATTGACGCTAAATGGTACTACTGTTGTTCCAACAACCAATGCGTATTTTCGCATCAATTCAATGTTTGTCGCTACCGGAAGCGCCACAAACCCGGTTGGTGTGATTACTCTTAAAAATACTGGCGCTACCGTAACCTACGCCCAGATCAACACTGCTGTTTATAATGGAACTACTTCTAGCGTTGGTCAGACGCAGATGGCTGTTTATACGGTTCCGGCTGGCTATACATTCTATGGTTATCGTTATGGTGCCTACTCCTCATTCAATGGGAATAGCGCCAATTATACGACATACCGCGCCATAACCAATTCTTCTGCTGGCGTTCAGAAAATTATCTTGCAGACGCCATTTAATACAAACTATGAAGTGCAACGCCATTTTGCATTCCCCTATGCCGAAAAAACGGACCTGCGGTTTCAAATTGCGCCAAGCTCCGCCACTGCGGCGGTTGTTAGTGTCAACATTGGCGGTGTTCTCATCAAAAATGACGGCTCTCTGTAAGGCGGTCTAAATGGCTACCAGCGGAACCTATAATTTCAACCCCGGCTTAGGTGAGTTGACTATCTATGCCTATAATCTGATAGGCATACGTGGCACGTCGTTGTTGCAAGAGCATATGGAGTCGGCCCGTATGGCCACCAATATGCTTTGTGCGCGTTGGTCGAACCAAGGGGTCAACTTGTGGGCAGTTGATCTGCAAACCACAACGCTTATCACTGGCCAGTCCACCTATCCGGTAGACCCCAGCACAGTAATGATCTTGGACGCCTATGTGCAGGATCAGAACTCTGGCACCAACATTGACCGCATTATTCTTCCGATCAGTCGGACGGAATATGCTAGCTACCCCAATAAAGAACAGCAGGGGTTCCCTACTGTTTATTGGTTTGACCGGTTGATTAGCAACTCTCGGTCAACGGGTTCCGCTGGCCCATCTGTCACGATTTGGCCTGTTCCAAATGTGGAAAATGGCCCTCAGTACCTCAACTACTACCGGGTTCGGCAGATCCAAGATTCCAATCTTCAGGGCGGCCAAACAGTCGAAATCCCGTTTCTTTGGTTGGAGGCATTCGCCTATGGATTGGCGCTTCGCCTTGCGCAAATCTGGAACCCGGCTGCGATGCCAATGATCAAGCCGATGGCTGATGAATCGTATCAAATCGCGGCTGATCAAAACATTGAACAGGCGGCCACGTATATCTCCCCAATGATCAGTGGGTATTTCCGCTAAGGGGGAAGAATGGGATACGCATCTCGATCCGGCAGAGCTAAAACAAGCGCCCGTAATCCACGGGCTTTTGGCGTATGCGATCGTTGCAGTTTATGGTACAATCATTACGAATTAAGTTGGCAGTATGATTGGGCGGGTGCGTCTCTAATCAACAAACGCATTCTGGTTTGCGATATTTGCTATGATACGCCCCAAAATCAACTTCGTGCCATCATTATTCCTGCTGATCCGTTGCCAATTGTGAACGCTCGTGTTGAGCCATATCAGTGGGATGAGATTGATCGCCGCCAGCTGTCTGGTTTCAATACTACCTCGCCAACGACTGGTATCCCGATTCAGCAAGGTAACACTCGTGCTACCACTGTGCCAGGAGATACCGTTACCACTACGTCTACATCTGGCAATGGCACAACCGCAACAGTTACCTTCTCGACGAGCGTAGTGTACCCATTGGGTACTGCGGTAACGATCAGCGGCGTAGCCCCGGCTGGATACAATGGCACCTTCTCTGTCACTGCATCTTCGGCTGGATCGGTATCTTTCTTGAACTCCACCACGGGTGCGCAAACAGTTGCAGGCACGTTGATCGTGGACGACGCTACACTTGATACCCGTGTCACGCAGCAGACTGGTGAAGCTCCTTATGGCAAGAACCAGTTGCCGGGCACAGACCCCAACGCAGTAACATATCGTACTGTCACGGCTGCTGTGAACAATGGATCTGGGTTAATCCGGCTGACTTTGCCTACGACAAATGGTATGATCACTGGGCAATTGGTTACTGTTCAAGAAGTTGGGGGCGTTACAGCGGCGAATGGCAACTGGTACATCACGGTCGTCAACTCGACGCAGATAGACCTTAAACTTTCAACATTCTCTGGCACATATACCTCTGGCGGGTATGTTATTAACAATCCCAGCTTGCCATATGGGTTCACTGAAGTGCCAAGGACGGGAACACTCTAATGGGCAAGTACGCCAGTAATATCCAAATCCCCAACCTGACGCCTGCAACAGCGTTGAATGGTTCGGAGTTGGTTGAGATCGTTCAGGCTGGAACCTCGGCGCGGACGACTACTGGAGCTATTGCCGATCTGAAGGGTCTTGGCCCAACTGGTCCTACCGGTAGCGCAGGCCCCACTGGCCCTACCGGACCCTCGGGAACTGGCCCCACTGGTTCCTCGGGTGCTCGTGGTCCTACCGGGGTATCCGGCCCCACTGGCCCAACAGGCCCTACAGGCCCAACTGGATCTAATGGCGTAAACGGGCCAACTGGCCCATCTGGAACTGGCCCGACTGGACCTACAGGCCCAACCGGGGCCGCGTCTACTGTTCAAGGCCCGACTGGCCCCACTGGCCCGACTGGACCTACAGGCCCCACCGGGGCGGCTTCATCTGTTGCTGGACCCACTGGTCCAACTGGCATGACTGGACCAACAGGTGCTCCTTCAAGTGTAACTGGCCCAACTGGCTCTAATGGGCCTACCGGCCCCACCGGGCCGCAGGGTGCGCTTGGGCCTACTGGCCCTACCGGCAGCACAGGCGTCGCTGGACCAACAGGACCTACTGGAAATACTGGCCCAACTGGTCCCACTGGAAATGCCTCAACAGTTGCTGGTCCGACTGGCCCGACTGGGCCTACTGGATCGGTATCTACTACTCCGGGGCCTACGGGGCCTACGGGCTCTCAAGGCGTTATTGGCCCCACTGGTC